AATCGTCATGCACTCGGGCGAAAATTGCGCGCCATGCAACACTTGGATTATCAACTTGCTTCCCGTTTGGCAGTCAAAAGGCTGGGAAATAGAAGTCGTAAAGGAAAGCCAATCAACTCGCAGTTGGCCTTGGTTTGAAGTTTATCTTCCAAGCGGAAAACGTTTTGAAGTAGACGGGCCGTTGACGATGGAATCCTACGAACGAGCTCTACCGGGTGCGAAATAACGGAACATGGCATGGATCGAAACCGCAGAATGCTCAGCGTTGCGAACGATACTCCAGAACTCGTCCGCGATGTACCTAATATCGCACACGGACGGTCGAATCTTTTGGGCGAATCGAGCGTTTCTGGACTGGTCGAAATACACACTGAGCGAACTGACATCAATGTCGTGGATCGACCTAAGCGTAAAAGACGAAGGTTTAACGGCAGACTTGGAAGAGGTTCGCACGCTGGATGCTTACTCGCTATCGTACACGGTCCAAAAGCGATACATTCCAAAAGGTTCTTCTTCTCAACTCGGTCACTTAACAGTTATGCGTTATCCCGCAACTGGAGAGATATCTTTTTGTGCGTGTCGGTGGGAGCCATTTTACAACGGCACTGCGAAGGCTTTCGAAAGTGCATTGAAATCGCAAGCGGAGTTCTCGGCAGCTATATCGATACTTTCCGCACAGGTCAAGGCAATGTCTTCGCAATCGGTTGAAGGAAGGGCAGTTGAGTCAATTATGCAATTAGCAAACAAGTATCCAAAAATAGCCTGGTCAGTGTTTATTCTGTTGGTGCTAACGGTCGCAGGAAATAACGCTGTTTCGATTCTAAATAACTTCGGACTGCTTGGACCTATTAAAGTTGTGGAAGCTAAATGAGTTGCGACACAGGAGCACCAATATCGCATAGTTGCCTGGTCAAGGATTTTACTATCCATCAAGGTGCATATTGGTCTATCAAAATCAAAGGCATCAAAAACGCAGACGGTACTTATGTCGACTTGACTGGTGCAACGTTTCGAGGTCAAGCAAGACGCGATTTAGGACCGTCAACGGCTGTTGCATTTAGCTTTACGTTCACTCCTGACTTAGTAACAAATCCAGACAAGCATAGCGTTTTTGTGAGTGTTGCAGCAAGTGTTACAGATGCGTTGACTGTCGGAAAAACACCAAGAGACAAAGACTCAGTTTTTTACTACGACTGGGAGCTAGTAGATTCGCTTGGTAATCCGTTTCGTATTCAGATGGGCAGGATTTACATAGCAAGGAACGTGACACGATGACCGCAATTTTTACTGAGAGTGAATACGAGATTGAGTTAAGTTCGGTGCAAGGTCCAGCAGGTGTATCGCAATCTGTAAACTATATTGCTCAGTCACTTACATCTGATCAGCAAACACAAGCAAGGAGTAACATCAGTGCGGCATCAGCAACGCATGCACACGGCAACATCACAACCGACGGAAAGATAGGTTCTACCGCAAACCTGCCCCTAATCACCGGTGCCGCTGGTGCTATCACCGTCGGATCGTTCGGTACGACCGCAAACACGTTTTGCCAGGGTGACGATAGCCGTGTAGCCAACGCGGTCCAGTCGAACGTAAGCTACGCGAATCCAACCTGGATCACGGAGATTGCAGCCTCCAAGATCACCGGCACTCTAGCCAAGTCACAGCAACACACACAGACAGCGTACAAGGACGAAGCTAATACTTGGGCCGGTGCAGCTACCTTCAACGGCAATATCACAGTAAACAACGCTGGGATAGGTCGAGTCGGATATGGCCCTGATTCGTATATCGAGGGTACTGCTAATGATTTAAACATCCGTCAGGGAGGACCAGGAAGCACATATATTGACTTCGGGGCGAGTACGGACTTTCGTCGTAATAGTGACTTCACTACGCGTTTCAAGCTTACTGAAGCAGGACTAGCTACTTTTTATGGAGCTAGTGGGACGATTTCAATTCAACCCTTTGGTGGAGCAACCGCAATTGATGGTAGCAATCTGTATTTGAGATCAGGCTACCAAGACCTGACGTTTGTTACCAATTCCGGGACAGCACACAATGTTCCGTTAGTGCTGCGTAACAACGACGCTATTTTTGGTGGTAACATCACAGCCAGTGCAGCCACCTTCAACGGAAGTGGTACGTTTGGTCGTTCTCTTGTTGTCGGTAATGATGGTCTGGGTGGGGAACGAATAACACTGCAAGGAGTCGTTCCAAGCTATCGAAGCGTCATTGAAAACAATCACAATTCGGATCGAGCTTTTGCTATAACCACAGGTGGGTTTGATGCACTGACTGTAAGCGCAGAAGCTTACTCAAACATTACTATCGGCAACGTCGGGACCATAGAGACGTACATCAACAGTACAACAACTCGATTAAGAGGACAACTAACGGCCAACGGAACCGGCAAGCTTGGCGATTACACAGTGGGAACACTGCCCTCAGCCGCCGCAAACGCAGGGCACGAGTGCAATGTCACGGACTCGAGCGTAACAACATTCGGATCTACGGTTGCCGGTAGTGGTAGCAGCCGAGTCAAAGTCTATTCAAACGGAACCAATTGGACAGTACAGGCAGCATAATGGCAAAACGAGCATACGAACTTTTAGTACGATTTGGTGAAAACGAAACAGTCGCAGGAGCACACGTCAAGGAAATGCACCTTGACGAGGACGGCAAGGATCTGCGAGAGACTGCACCAATTCCGTTAGCCAATACCGACAATCCGGTATTTGTGGCTTTTGCGGATAAGTTTTCGGCCAAGACGGTTTCGGAGAACGAACTATTGAAGTCAACCAATGCAACGCTGACTACTGAGAAAGAAAAGCTCGAGTCAGAAAAAACCTCGTTGACCTCACAACTTGCGGCAAAGACTGAGCAAGCCGAAAAGCTAACGGAAGAGAAAACAATGCTCACCGAACAACTCGCAGCGGCCAACGCGCGTATTGCCGCGTTGCTTCAAGACATTCCCTTCACTCCTCGCATTATCGACGCTACGGCGTTTTACAATCGTTTGACGAAGGATGAGATTCTTACGCTGTTCGCTTCGACCGATGCGACGACCAAGCAAATCGGCGAAACAATCCTGCAATACAAAACAAACGACTGGCCGATTGTCTTTGAATCGACTGAGGTTCAACAAATGTTGGGCTACTTGATGCAAGCCGGCACGTTGACCGAATCTCGAACGGCAGAACTGACACGCGACGCGACCAGGGCGGAAGCGTATTCAGCGGAGTGATGCCTCTCCGGCTAATGGGGGGGTGGTCAAAATGTGGCGACCTAACGCACAGCGACCCCCGTGATCACTTTTGTATCTGTCCACAAAACGGGGGGTTAATTTTTGAGGTTTTGTAAGTGCGGAAAATTGCTGAAAAACGGCGAGGTTTGCAGTAAATGCAAGCCGGAAACAAGGAAGACAAAGGAACGAGGTTATGGGTCAGACCACAAAGCAGCAAGTGAACGACACAGAAAAAACTATCCGCTATGCGAGCGTTGCATGATGCTGCACGGAGTTGGATTATCAAATCCAAGTGAGCAGATGCATCACATCGTAGCAATCAACGTTGATGAGGGCAGACGTATGGATTTCGACAACTGGCTCGCTGTTTGCGTTCCATGCCATGAAGCATTAGAGGGTGATGCGATTGCTGGAATGCAGGTCAAGCAATGGAGTAAAATCAACTACATCGACAAGCTAAACGAAGGGCTATCGTAATGGCAAGACCAAGAAAAGATCCAGCAATACTAGAAGCTTCTGGAGCTTACGCAAAGAATCCTAATAGACGACCTAAGGACATGCCGCAATATGTCGTCGGTGCCCCTGACATGCCGTCGATCGTGTCTGAAAACGAACACGCAACTTGGTATTGGAATTGGTGTTGCCAAGTGCTTGGAGACGCTGGAGTTTTGACGACGGCATGCGCTCCACTGCTGACCATGCACGCTCTCGATTGGGCTCAACTGATGTGGCTTTACGAGGAGTGCAAAGAAGGGCAAGTAGCGACGATCGGCGCGACAGGTGGGCCGATTGCAAAACCAGAGGCTGCTCAACTACACATGCACGCTAACCGATTCTTGAAAGAACTTACAGAGTTCGGTTTGACTCCTGCCAGCAAGTCGAAGATTGTTGCTGCGAGTCCAAAGAAAGAGACTGACCCGTTTGTTGAGTTTTTAGCTAGACGTATGGCACCGAAGGCAAACTAAGTGATTTGTTCCACTCCAGCTAAGCAGATTATCGAAAAGTACATCGAGGATGTCGTTGATGGAACGATCGCAGCTGGTCAGTTGGCGATTTCTGCTTGCAAGCGGCATTTATCGGACTTAGAGCGATCTGGCACAGATGATTTTCCGTACTACTTCGACGAGAACGAAGCGGACGATATGTGTTCATTTTTCCCGATGGCGTTGCGTCATTCCAAGGGCAGCAAGTTCGCAGGGCATCCATTCCATCTAGAGCCGTGGCAGTTGTTTATCGTTTGGAGTATCTACGGTTGGAAGCGAACTGCGGACGATTCACGTCGGTTCAGGTATGCTCACCTCAGTTTTGGACGCAAGAACGGAAAATCAACGCTAGCTGCTGGATTTGCCTTGATAGGTTTGGTGATGGATCGCGAGCCGGGAAGCGAAATCTACATCGCGGCTACGAAGAAAGACCAAGCAAAATGTGTATTCGATGAAGCGGTCAGGATGAGGACTTCGAACGAGTCGCTAAAGGGTGTGGTAAAAAGCCATATCAACAGGCTTTTCGTACCAGAGACTAATTCGTTTTGCTGTACAACTGCAAGCGATAAACCTCTGGACGGTCCAAATCCGCATTACGTTATCTTTGACGAGCTTCACGCATGGCGGAAGCAGCATCGAAAGTATTACGATACGATGGTGACAGGCTCGGCAGCGAGAACGCAACCATTGCAAATCGAGATCACGACATACGGTGATGACCAAAGCGAAATCTGGCTAGAGACTCTGAAGCTTTGCAAGGGGATATCTCTAGGAACCATCAAGGACGAATCGAAGTTCGTTTTCATCGCGGCAATCGACGAGGAAGATGACCCGTTCGATGAATCGTGTTGGATTAAAGCGAATCCAAATTTAGGCGTTTCTGTGTCGTTGGATTATCTCAGGCAGCAAGCGACAGACGCGAAAAACAAGCCTGGATTCTACAAAACATTCCTTTCCAAGCACATGCAACGCATCACGAGCTCTTCGCAGAAGGCTATCGAAAAGGAAGTGTGGGACGCAGCGCGAGGCGAACTTTCCGATTGGAATCAGGCTGAGGCAATCGGTTTAGGTATCGACGTTGGTGCTAGAGACGACTTCGCAGCATTCGGGGAGTGTGCGAGATTCCTAGTTGGTGAAGAAACGATTGCAGACGAGCACGGCGAAAGGGTTGTTCCTGTTTATCGCTACGAGGTGAAAGCTAAGGCGTACATGGCGTCGGACACGCTACGCGACTTGACGGCAGAACCTTTTGCAAGCTGGATTTATGCGGAGCAGATGCATACTTCGCAACAACCGTTGATTCAAATGCGCACCGACATTCTTCGGGAGATGGAAAGCATGGGGATACCGACAGCGGCATACGATCCTAGCAATGCCAAGCTACTTGCTGAGGAAATTATCGCAGGCGGTTTTCAGGCTGCTAGCATGGCGCAGAAAGCTTATATGTTTAACGAGCCGATACGCGAGTTCCTGCACCTATTGAAGATAGGCAGAATTAAGCATGACGGTCATCCTGTCCTCGCATGGATGGCAACGAATGCCGTTATTGTCAAGGATGCCGATGACAAATGGAGATTTGATAAAGGAAATTCAAACGACAAAATAGATATGATTGTCGCTGTAGCCATGGCGTTTAGGGTGTGTTGTTTATCTCAGGTTCAATCGAAAGGGAGCTTGTTTTTAACATGATGACTATGGAACGGCTTACTTCGTATGTCCTGCGAGCTATGGGATACGATCAGATAGACGGAAAAACTGTAACGTACCACAATTCGCTTACGTTGCCGCCAGTTTGGTACGCACTCACGAAGGTTTGCGGCGACGTTGGCAAGCTTCCGTTAGATATCAAAAAGGTTGTTGGACAAGGCGCAGAAAACGACTTAGACCATTACGGCTATCGTCTGTTCCGAGAGCAACCAAACAAGGTTCAGACTCCGGCTGTTTTCAAAGAGCAGATAATCGGGCATGCAATTATGTACGGCAATGCTCGTGCAGCCATTATCCGCAAAGGGAGTGATGTCTTAGAGTTGATTCCAATGCTACCAGACAGAAGTTATACGTTTCTTGCTGCTGGCGAAAAGTATCATGTAACCTACCCAACAAAAGACTCTAGAACGGAAATGTTTTCCGACTTCGATACGGAAAAAGGCAACTATATTCTATTTCGCGACGAAGATGTGTTGCATATTCCAGGCTTTTCGTTCAATGGAGTTGAGGGGATCGGGTTGCTGGATATCGCGCAAGGAACTTTCGGCATTGGTATTGGTAGTCAAAAGCACCTGCGAACGCAAATATCTAAAGGCTTTTCAGGCAAGACGATTCTCAAGGTTCCAATCGGACAGTTGAACGACGAAAGTAAAGCCAAAGAGTTCTTGGAGCAATTCAATAAAAACGAAGGAGGTTCAGATAACGCAGGCAAAGCGGCTATGCTTCGTGGTGGTATTGATATCGTCTCGCTTGGGCAAAGTAACACCGAGGCGCAAATGGTCGAGCTACAGAAGTTCAACAGGCAGGACGTTGGATTGTTGTTTGGCATTGATGCAATGCCAGGTGATGGCGAGACATCCAGCTACAACAGCGAGGAACAAGAAAATTTGCGATACCTATCGAACCTCGACAGGATTCTCGTGAAGCTAGAGGAAGAGTGCGATCGCAAGCTGCGAACCAGGAGGCAGAAGGCAGAGAGGACACATTTTTACAAGTTTAATCGCGGGTCTTTGTACCGAACAGACTTGGCAACTACGACTGCTTCGCTAAGTACTCTTATCAGCGCTTGCGTAATCAATGCAAACGAAGCTAGAGCAAAGCTAGACATGAATCCTTACGACGGGGGCGACGTATACAAAAATCCGGCCATCACTGTAACGGACCCTCCAGAGGGCAGAGGAAGCAATGAGCAAAGCGATGACAAATTAGACAGCAACCGACTCGCTATGCGTGCAATGCTGCTGAATCTTGTTAAGGTTGAAGCCAAAAGAGTGGAAACAATGGCTTCCAAGCAAGACTTTCTGGCTAAAGCGGAGCGTTTTTATCAAACATGGGAACCAAAGCTAGCTGCCAAACTGCTGGAGCTCGGGCTGGATGGCTCGCAAGCTAAGGTGCATTGTGACGAATCTAAGGCTGAATTAGTCGATATTTTGAGCCAAACTGAGCCGCAAAACGTGTATAAAACGGTTCAAAACGCGGTGGAAAAGTGGGAGAACAGGCTAGAAAGGTTGGTTAAATGATCAAATTAAACAAAAAGACCGGAGAGTTGTACCTTTATGGCGTCGTAGGCGATCTAGGCGTCGAAGAGTACTTCAACGCAACGGACGTCGTTGTGGCTTTGCGCGAAATTGGTGACCGCCGGGCAACTGTTCACATCAACTCCCCAGGCGGGATCGCAGACCAGGGGATAGCAATCTACAACGTCCTGAAAGCGCACTCCGCTGGAGTTGACACTGTAAACGACAGTCTCGCAGCATCCGCAGCTAGCGTAATTTTTCTAGCGGGGGAGCAACGCACGGCCAGCGAGGGATCCAGAGTGATGATTCACAAAGCTATGGGCGGAGCGTTCGGCAATTCTGACGATATGGAACGCACAGCCGAACAGATGAAGGTTTACGACAATTCCTTGGTGGAAATTTACTCTCAGTACATGCCTTCCGGTACGCCTGTTCTAGAGTTGATGAGCAGGGAAACGTGGTATAACTCTATTGAATCAGTCTCGGCTGGCTTGGCAAACAAATCCAGTGCAACAACTGGCGTCTTGCCTGTTGTCGCTGCATGGCTGAAGAACGCTCCAGAGGATTTGACGAAGCTTGCGCCGGCAAGAATTCGACGGCATGCATACAATGCCTTTTGTAGTGTGCATAAAAAAGCTTGACTTTGTTTGGCGGGTTTGGTTTAATTGATTTCCTATTCAAAAACTCTTGCAACTAGTTAGCGGCAGAGTCGGCGAAAACTTAACTGTTTGTTTCGTTTCTCGCTGGCATCTTATGCCGCTAATTTCGTTTCTAGCCAGTGATGCCAGCCAATCTAGGGGGCATTATGTACGCACAACGAATTGCGAAAGCTCGTGAGCAAGTTCAGTCGCTTTTGGCTGAAGTAAAAGCCATCACGGCGGTAGCAGAATCCGAAAACAGGGAATTCTCAGAGGATGAATCGGCACGCCTTGAGGCAATCACTGGCGATTCAGGTGAAATCACTGCACTGACAGCCAATATTGACAAGTGGTCAAAGGCTGAGTCGGCGATCAATACGGCTATGGTGCAAATCAACGCTATGCATAACAGCCAAAGCGTTTCGGGTTCTGCTTCAGCTATCAAGGTTCCAGCTCGCGCTCGAACGGGTGGAAGGCTTGTTGCGTTCAAGGGGCCAGAAGCAGAGGCCAACGCATACGCCTCAGGGCGTTTCCTTCAGGCAACACTTGGAAATCACTCTGATTCCATGCAGTGGTGTCGAGAACACGGTGTTATCACTAACGCTATGGGCGGTGTGACTGACAGTGCTGGCGGTTTCTTGGTACCGCCTGAAATGGAAGCTGCGATCGTCAACCTCAAAGAGTCTTTCGGTGTGTTCGGTCGTTACTGCCGTAACGTACCAATGACTAGCGACAACCTTCTAGTTCCTCGCGTCGTGTCAGGATTGACCGCTTACGCAGTAGCAGAAGCAGCGGCGATAACGGAAAGCGACGCAACGCTCGGACAGGTCTCGCTCTCTGCGGCGAAGTTTGCGACGCTTACAAGGATTTCAAGCGAGCTGTCAGAGGATTCGATTATTTCAATGGCCGACTTCTTGGTCAGGGAAATTGCCTACGCTCATGCTGTTAAAGAAGATGCTTGCGGCTTCCTTGGTGATGGCTCGGCAGGCGTCGGCGGCATTGAAGGGCTGACGACTGCTCTTCTCGCTGGTTCAAAGGTTGCGGCAGCAGCTGGATTGGATACAGCACCGGAATTGACGATCGAAGTCTTCCAAGCTGCTGTAGCGAAGCTTCCACAGTACGCAGGCATCATGCCTATGTGGTTTGTGAACTCTGCTGTTTACTGGAATGTTATGGCACGATTGCAGCTTGCCGCAGGCGGAAACAACGCAGTGGATTTAGGCAATGGTCCTGTGATGCAGTTTATGGGCTATCCAGTAGTCTTCGCGCAGACTTTGCCAGCAACGATTGCAGCAAGTACGAAGTTTGCCTACTTCGGCGACCTGTCTATGACAGCAACGAAGGGCAATCGCCGAGGTGTGACTATAGCGGCTGACTCTTCACGATTCTTTGAGTTCGACCAGATCGCAATTAAGTCAACGATGCGTTACGACATTGCCGTTCACGAGGTTGGCACAGGTAGCGTTGCTGGCCCAATGGTTGAACTCGCAGCTGGCACGGCCTAATCGTGAACATCGTACTGTTAAAACCTTGGAATAGCCTTCCAGTCGGTTTCCGGCTGGTGGGCGTGCAAAGAGGGCAAGCGGAACTGATGATACAGAGAGGTTTAGCAGTGAAAGCTGAATCCGAAGAATCACGAACGCAGCAACCAAAGCAAAGCAAGCGGCAAAAGTGAAGAATTATCGACCGTCAATAATTACATCGCCTACAGCCGAGCCGATTTCTATCGGCCAGTTGAAGCACAGAGTCAACTTGGCGGTCGACGACGATTCGCACGATTGCTATTTGCGAGAACTGATTAAAGAGTGCCGCGAGGAAGTCGAATCCGATTGCGATATTCTCTGTTGTACGCAGACTTGGAAGCTTGAGACGGATGAGATTTGCGACGGAATGCAATTGCATAAGTCGCCAGTTCAGTCAATCACGTCGATTCAGTATTACAGCAATGGCGGTGTGCTGACCACGCTACCGACTTCGATTTACTCTTTGGACGCAACGAATCGAAAGATATATCTCAAGCCGAATCAAGCGTGGCCTAGTTCACAAACGCGATGGGATGCATGGACGATAACCTACGTTTGCGGATACACGAGCGTTCCGGCAATCGTTCAGAAGGCTGTTTTGCTGTTGGCTGAAAACTACTTTCTCGCGCGTGACCCGCAAAAGGAATCTAAGTTTAGTTCGTACAACCGGCTTATAGTGAAAATGCAGCGGAGCACATACCCATGAGCAACGCAGCATTTAAGCGTCACAGGATCGACGTTGAATCGCCAGTTGAAACGCAAGACGCTACAGGCGAATCGCGAATCGAGTGGTATACGTACTACCAACGCGAGCCGGCCGAGTTCATTCCAATGGGGGGCGTTGAAGTTGTACGCGGTCGACAGCTTGAATCGCAGACGAAGGCAATCTTCAAAGTAAACTACCGCGAAGGCTATACCGAAAAGATGCGAATCTACTTCGAGGGCAAGTACTACGGAATTACCCATATAAACCCAGTCGGTGTCCAGCGTCGCGAGCTTGAAATACTCACGAGGCAAACAGCATGAGTATGGAAATCCAAATCACATTTGATCAATCGCACTTAGATAAGCTAGCGAAAATACCGGTATTATTGCGACTGAAGCCAGCAGAGAACGTACTGAAGGCTATGGCAAAGCCTGTTATCGATAAAGCAAAGTCGATTGCACCTAGTTCTAGACGAAGCGGCACTCGGAAGAAGTGGAGCCGCAAGTACAAGAACAACCCAGCGTACCAAGACGATTCTGGCAGACACATTGGCAAGAAATTTATTCGTACTGGTAGTGGCGGTTTGGTGATCATCGGAGGTATTTACCCAAGAGCCAATAAGCAGAACTATGAGGCTGGAGCGACGAGAAAAGTAGTTTACTGGGGCAAGAAGACAAGCAAAGTAAAACGCATTGACCCTAAAGAAAGGTTCATGCAAAAGGCGTTTGACGAAACGATAGCGCAGCAAGTTACGGCCGGAAACACTCAACTAGAAAAAGAACTGAAGGAGCTGAATCTTGGCTAAAAACTTACGAGTCACTGACGTAACAATCGCAAACGCAGGAACAGTATCGACAACCGTGACTCTAGAAAACAATAGAGTCCCTTTGGCTGTAGTTACTCCTGCCGTCATGACAGGCTCTGCATTGACTTTTAACACGTCAACAGATGGCTCTGTATTCACTCCGTTATTTTACGAGTCGTCTGCTTACTCAATCACAATTGCGACATCGGTTGCTAGGCACTACGCATTAAACCGAGCAGCATTTGAGGGAGTTAAATACGTGCAAGTCGTCAGTGGTTCGTCTGAAGGCGAAGCAAGGTCACTAAAGGTAATCAGCGGCGAGTAATGGCAAGCGACATCGGGAAAGCACTACGTGCAAAACTACTAGAGGACGCTGCATTGAGCAGTCTGATTGGGACTCGCTTTTATCCTGACGTTGTGCCGCAAAGTGCCGAACTTCCTGCCGTTGCTTACTACAAGATTTCGACACTAAGGGAACACACGCTTTCCGATTGCACTCGGTTAGCACACTCTCGAGTACAGATCGATTGCTACGCAGAAAAAGACAACGGTGGTAGAGACAAAGCCAACGACATCGCTCACGCAATTCGCAATTCAGGAATATGTGCATTCAGAGGCACGGTTGACGGAATAGCGATACAAGCGGTCGAGATAGACAGCGGAGACTCCTACGACAACGATCCGCCCACTGATGGCAATCAGCAACATCGGTACATTACTTCGTTCGATTTCATGGTTCACTATTTGGAGGCCGCATAAAATGCCAGCTTTAACATCACCAGCAGTCGGAAACGGAACGACTGTTTCAGGACTCGGGCAAACTACTTTTGTGAAAAAGGTCACTGGAGCCAAAGAAAAGATTGGAACGTTTGACACGACCGATCTTTCAACGACTGCTTACAAGACACTTGAAAAGCAAGACTTGGCAGACAATCCAACAGTGACCGTCGAGTGCTACCACATCGGCGCAGCAATCTCGCTAGGTGCTGTTGGCACTTTTACAATCACATATCCGTCTGCTGGTTCATTTTCAGGAACCGGAATCGTGACAGCGGTCAACTATCCCGACGCGGAAAGCGGTTCGGCGATGATGTGCTCTTACGAGATCACTTTTGACGGTTACACAGGACCAGCATTTACAGCAGCGTAATCCGATGAAAGTAGAGCTTCAGCAGCACAGTGGATTGCGATACGACGGAGAAACTGTCGTGTTCGATCAATGGCAAGTGTTCGCAACTGGTGCCAACGGAAACAGGGTGCTAGTAGGTTACTTGTCGCATGATCAATCGATTCCTTTGATGCTGGTTTGCAACCAACCGCAAAACATCGTCAAGGAGATAGTCACGAAGTGCGAAGCTATCACTGACAGAAAAGTTTTACCACCTTTCGAAATTGTCGAGCCTCCAGAGATCGACAATACAGCAGGTGACGACGACTACGAAGAAGAGGAAGAAGATGATTAGCCGAGACAAGTTTTTGGCACTGAAAGCTAGACGCTACTTGGACGTGAAGGTTCTTGGAGAGCAATACCGAATCCAAAGCATGACCGAAGCGGAAAAAGCTGACTACGAAATTAAGCTGCAAGACAAAAAAGCAGGCATGAGCTACAAGAAGTCGAGAGCTCTGTTTCTTTGTCGCGTGCTAGTCGATGCTGAAGGTGAAAGGCTTTTATTGGACTCCGATTGTGATGCTGTTATGGAGATGGACGGCAAGGTTACCTCCACGCTTTACGGTGTAGCGCAGGATCATTGCGGATACAGCGAAGGCGACATTGAGGAGCTGGTAAAAAACTCAGAACCGGCAGCAGGCTAAGGCTTGCTGCCAGGTTGTGTTTTGCGTGGGGAATCCAGGACGTTATCGCGTGGTTGAATTCGGTACCAAAGCATGTACTAGACTTCTGGGAAGCGTTCGATGCAGTTGAGCCAATTGGCGAAGCTTGGAAGCAAGCGGCACAAACGCAATGTTTGCTAGAGCGACAGATAGAACTTGAAGCAATGAAGGTCGGAGCACAGTTTGAGCCAGGAACGTTCGAGCGTCACATGCCAGCAAGATACGTTTCGGAACCGATACGGCAAAAGCCAAAGCGGACAAAGAAAACTGTCAAGACAGAGTTTGAATCACTTGGAGCCTCTTTAGGGCTAGGGATGGTGTTGAGGAACAATGGGAACAACAATCAACCTGGCTAACGTCGCACTTGGTTTCGATGTGTCTAAGATACAAAGAGGTGTTGATTTATCCGCGGCGGAAATTCGAAAGCTAAGCCAGATTGTTCGAGATTCGGTATCACCTGTCGACCGATACAATCGAGAAGTGAACATCTTGGAGCGTGCACACAGTGCGGGTGCACTGTCTGCGCAAAGAATGTCGGAGGCGATGAAGCATCTCGACGAAAAGTATCGACAGATTCCAAGGTCAGCAAGTTCGGTTTCCGCGGAACTCAAAAGCACTATAGCACAATACGCTGGGCTCGCTGCTGCTTTCCGAGGCGTGCAGAGTAGTCTGTCGTTGGCAGCTACTGCTGAAAGCAACAAGATCTCGCTAGAAGTTCTTACAGGATCAGCACAAAAAGCCAGTATTCTTTTCGAAGGGTTTATTGCCCTAGATCGTTCTTCTCCGTTGTCACGTTCAGATTTTTCGAGAGCTGCACAGACGCTAATAGGTTACGGTTTGTCAGCAGAGCAAACAATGCCAGCGTTGCGAGCTCTAAGCGAAGTCTCCGTGGGTAATGCAGAGCGATTTCAGTCTTTAGCGTTAGCTTTCGGGCAAGTGCAAGCCAACGGAAGACTGATGGGCCAAGAAGTGCTCCAAATGGTCAACGCTGGTTTCAACCCGCTGCAAGAAATTAGCCGAACGACCGGCATCAGCATGATTGACTTGAAGAAGCAGATGGAGGCAGGCGCTATCTCGGCACAGATGGTGGAAGATGCTTTTAAGTCTGCAACATCTGAGGGTGGCAGATTCTTTGACATGAACGAGCGACTAAAGAATAGCTCGTCAGGTCAGTATGCAAAAATGAAGTCTGATGTGGAGATGCTTGCAACTGAGATAGGTACAAATCTTCTGCCAGCGGCTAAAGCGTTGATGGAAATAATGAACGCAGGAGCAAATAGCAGTGGGCAAGGTGGATTGTTGCCAGGGCTAGCTGCTAATTTTTCTAGCGGCATTGAGTGGATGACAGCAGCAGCACATGACGCATTTACGAACCTAGACGGAAGCTCTTACGGCACCAAGCTGGACGAGTTTTACGAACGTTTAGGCAAAAGACAAGGTGAGCAGCAAGTGGAAGCCCTGCGGCACGTGCTAAATCCTGAGGAGCAATTGATTCGCGAGCAAAACATGGCGCGATTTAGCGAGAACGAAAGAAAGGAAGCCAAAAGACTTGCTGACGAAGAAAAAGCAAGAAAAGACCAAGAGATTGCAGACGCACAGAGAAAGCTAGAACAAGAGAAGTTGCTGACACAAGAAAAAGAAAAGCAACGCAAGATCGACCTGGCAAGACTTAAACAAGCAGAATCGAAACTAGAAAGAGCACAAACAAGCTTAAGCAACGAAGGAAACAACATTGCTGCCGCTGTCGCTCCAGCATTGCGAGCCGGCAGTGTAGAGGCTTACAGGTTTATGCTAAACCAACGCAACGAAGCAGCGGAGATCGCTAAGAAGCAAACCGAGATAGCGGAACTGCAACTAGAAGTACAAAAGCAGCAACTAGAGGTCAGCAAATCAACTCAGATTCTCGGAATAGCAGGAGTGTCGTCGTAAGATGCCAAGCGAAATAGTAAATAGCCAAGAACGACGTGAAGGATCTGGAGCGATTGCACTAAATAGCAATCAGCTTGTGTTTCGAAGCACTTGGAACTTTTTGGTTTTAGCAAGCTCAACATCTGTTGGCCGCGAAGAGATTTTACTTCTTACTCCTGGATTGCCTGTTGTCGGTTTGGTTTATGGAGTGACTCAGCAGCGCTGCATATCAAAGGAAGCCAGACGCAAAAAGGAAAACCCTCTCTACTGGGATGTGACATGCCAATTCGAATCTGGAACAGAGGACCAGAGATCACCAAGTGCTGGAGGTGGAGGGACGGTAGATCCTAATCCTGTAACCTGGGTTCCTGTGTTCGTTGTCGACTCGTTTGAAACTAAGCAAGTAGTCTTGCAAGAAGACTTTAGCGACCCACCAAAAAAGATAGTCAATTTCGCCGGACAACCTTTTCAAGAACCGCTTCTAACGACTAGGACGCTGTGCTCGTTTCAATTCGTGCAGTTCGAAGGGGCTGGGCAAGATCTCCAGGACATTATGGACAGGAACGACACTGTAAACGATGACGAATTCGATGGCAGAGACGCACGCACACTAAAGCTCAACGTAACATCTGCTGGTTTAGGTTACTTCGGTGGTTTTCCAGCGTGGCGCGTTGCATATCGATGCACATACGACCCAGACACATGGGATGTAGAACTGCTAGAGGTTGGATCGGAATACATCGACTCAAGCGACGGAAACAAGCTGAAGCCGTACATGGATGACCTGCGAAGCCATCGAATCATTGGGAAACTGGACGTTACTGGCGACAAGCTGCCGTTTGCAACAGACCCGCCGTTTACTTCTAAATTCCGTCCATACCGACAAATCGACTTTGGATTCATAAGGCGATCCTAAATGCAAAGCGGAAAAGACCTAGTCGTATGGCAACGCGCTGACAGCGACGAAGTTATCAGGCGGGTGCTGGTAGAGCCGTCTGGTTCCACACGGCCAGCCATGCGATCCTACGGCGATGCGGAAGTTGTTTTGGCATTTACCGTAGGCGGTGCGACTGCTAGATCTGGAACGACGTTAGGGAATGGAACAGCGTCAATACGATGGTTGAGCGATTCAGGGGCAAATCGAGTCATACAAACGACAACGGAAACTGTCGAATACTTCAACTTGGCAACCGATACAGTAGGAACTAACAAGCATATTCTTTTGTGTCGCGTTGGCGCTGATTATATATGCATTTGGGAGGAATGCTTGTGAAAGTGAAAAATGTTCCTGGTTGCTGTTCGTGTGGTACATGTCCGACTTTAGACGAGTTGCCAGACTGGACTATAGATGGGTTTACTTCTGGAGATTGGTTTCAGTACGGTGAATGCTGTTGGTCAAGAACTTATACGCGGATCAACATGTCGGCTGGTGTTCAGTATCACTTCCAAGACCTTTACAAAAGATCTTTTCTCGGTTCAGTGTCTAGAGACTTCTACGGCTGGTGGGTGCGTCAAAACTGGAGACCTAATGGCCCTCCACCTGTCGGTAGCTTATTTCCGACACCAATGCCAAACACTTGTTGGAATCCTTACGGTCTAGTAGGAACAGTTACACATACTTCTGAGTTTGAGCAAAACGCACGTCAAGAGGTGGCATTTCAAATTACTTCTGTGTTTGTGACTATTCAAGAAGTCTACAACACTTGCACGGAAGAAGTAGAATACTATGTCCGCGTTCAAACTACAGTGAGGTCGAGCAACCAGATAAATACCATAAGCTACACTAGATACGAGATGACAGCATCATTGGATACTTGCTATGAGTTCATGTTTGGGATAGCTCCATTTGTTCAAGAGACAGGGACTAAGACATTCACGACCATGTTCCCGTCTTGGAGTAGCACGGTGATTCCAAGCAGTCTTTACAAATACGACAGCCTAGAACACATCCCTGCCACGCTTATTGTTGATATCGCTGCATCGCCTGTGGA